TGTTCAAAGAGCGCGAGGACGGCGAGGAAATCTTTGAGCGCATTATCGACCCCCGGCTGGGCAATGCGCAGATCCAGGGCAAGGAAGGCGTGACCACGATCATCAATGACATGGACGGCTTCGGCTACACGTTCATTCCGGCTCCGGGTTTGGGCATCGAGCACGGGATAGCAGCCATCAACGACAAGCTGGCGTATGACCCGGAAAAGCCGGTGTCGGCCATGAACCGCCCGCGCCTGCTTATCTCCGACCAATGCCATCAGACGATCTACGCCTTTAAGAACTACGCGAAGTTCGGGAAAGACGATGCCTGCAAAGACCCGATAGACTGCGTGCGCTACCTCTTGGAAGCCCGGTGCGACTTCGTGGACGAGCAGAAGAATGAGGCTACCGGGACGTTTGGTTACTGAAAGCGACCGTCTTCGGAAGCGAGTTCCCGGACATTCGCTGACCAGTAGATGAAGCCTACGGGACTATTCCATTCAAATTGAGTGCTGCCCGAGTAGTGGGTAGCCTTGCCCCCGGTTTCCTTCGCCTGCTTGTTGGCCCTTGCCCTGTAGCTTTCTAGGCAGCGTTCGGCGGCATCTTTGGTTAGAAACACCCAATTGACCGGGAAACCCGTCATTGGATTCAGGGTGAACTGGTAGTAGTAGCTCATTTCGCCCCCTCCGTCACCGGGTCTTCCAACGGAAAATCAATATCCCCGTAGTGCTTCACATAGAAGCTGCGGTCCAGCATGGGCGTAATGCCTGCCAGCGTGGCGGTGTAGCAAAGCCCGAAGTCTTCCGTGAGGTAGGTCTGGTGCTGGAAATGCTCGGGGTCATTCACGACGCCCTGCCAGCAAATGTCGTAGGAGGTGCGCCCGTATTCGGCATCGTAGTAGGTGCGAAGAACCGGGGATTTCTTGCAGAACTCCACCAGCTTTAGCACCGCCTCCCGGGTCATCATCAGGAACCCGGTGCCCACCGCTGCCATCGGGATCACCTGCTGGCCTTCCTCGGGCACAAAGCCCTTCTTGGGATGCCCGGACAGCCCGGCGTTACGCTTCTTGCAGAAGTAGGGGGCTGCAACCAGCGGCAGATTGTGGTTCACAAGGTTTGCTACCATCCACGGCTCAAACTCAATGTCGGAGTCGATAAAGTGGATATGGGTGAACTCTGGGGTGGCTAGGAACTGCGCGAGAATCTTGTTTCTAGCCATGGAAATCCCGCCGCCGCCGAGGCTGACGTGGGCATAGTTCACCCCGGACCGTGCCAGCTTTTGCATGGAGGCAGCGAACGTGTTGTGGACTTGGTGCGAGTGGCAGGGCGTGCCGATGCAGATGAAGGGCTTCATGGCCCTAGCGTAGCATAAGCCTACGTGTTGCAACACTTGACCCGTTTTGCCTCTGAATATAAGCAAATCTAATCACTATGATTAAGGATTTTGATTCAAAGCTGAAAGACCCCGGCCAAGACCTTGCTCCCCCGGATGGCGTGGCCCCGGACTTCGGCAGGATCAAAAACGGCTTCCAGTTGGCAGTAAGCGACTGCGGTGACGTTATCAACGAGGGCCGGTTGAACTACGAGACGCGGTATGCCCTGTGGTCCGGGCAGTCCAGCGACGGCAAGAAGCACAACCGCGAGGGAGCGAACCCGAATCCCACCCCGTGGGACGGTGCTTCCGATCTCCGCGTATGGCTGGCCGACGAGGCAATCAATGCCAAGGTCGCGCAAGACTACACGGCTTTCAAGCGTTCCAACGTGGTTGCCGTTCCCATAGAGGGCACGGACATGGCGCGGGCAAAGGCGGTTACTTCGTTCATGAAGTGGCTGATTTATACCCAAATCCCGCAGGTGGACCGGGAGGTAGAGCTTTTGGCCCAATACCGCCATGAAAAGGGCTCTGCTCTCCTCGGCGTATTTTGGGAGACGTGTCAGGACAAGACGCTTGAGAACATCCGGGTCGAGACATTGGCCCAGCAATACCCGGAAATTGAGGCGATGCTGAAAGAGCCGGCGCTTGAGCCCGTGTTCATCGACATGATGAAGGGTGCCTACGACATTTCCGACAAGAAGGCCAAGAAGATGCTCAAGGAACTCCGGGAGGACGGCGAGACGACCGTGCCCGTGGTCGGCCCCGAGTATTCCCGGCCCGTTATCCGTGCCTTCACGCTGGACAAGGACGTATTCATTCACCCGTCAGCCACCGACATTGAGAACGCCCCGGGCATCTACCGGGTGCAATACCACACCCCCGAGCAACTGCGTTCCTACGTGGTCACAGAGGGCTGGAACGCAGCCTGGGTGGAAGAAGCCATCCAACGCTGCAAAGGCCGCATCGTCTCCATGCTGCCCGATAGCTGGCCGGAGCCAATTTCCCGCAACGTCATCAACCAAGCTGCTAGGTTTACCGACCTTATCGGTGTTGTTTATGCCTACGAGCGGCTAGTGGATGAGGATGGCGTTCCGGGGATTTATTTGTCGGTGTTCAACCCGGATTTGCCCCCGGCCAACGGCGGTGCCCATAACGGCTATGCCAAGTTCGGCCTTTTGGGCTACAAGCACGGCAAATACCCGTTCGTGCTCTTCCGGCGCGAGTATTTGAGCCGCCGCCTGCATGATACCCGTGGCATCCCGGAGATTGCCAAGCCCTACCAGGACACGATCAAGGCGTGCTCGGATGGGCGCATTGACGCAATGAGCATCAGTATTCTCCCGCCGCTCATGTATCCGACCGGACGGCCAATCACGAGCTGGGGCGCGGGTGCCCGCATCCCGTATCGCCGCGATCCGAAGGAATATCAGTTTGCCGACCGTCCCGCCTACGACATTAACACGACCGTCGTAGAGGAAAAGACGACCGCCCGGTTCCATCAGTATTTCGGCATGGCAAGCCCGGACGGCGATCCCGTCGCGGTGCAGACCCAGCAGCAGCACGAGATTAACCGCTGGTTGTCCTCGTGGTCCGACGTATTCCGCCAATGCTGGGCGCTCTACCAGCAATACGGCTCCGACAGTCTGTATTTCCGGGTGATTGGCGTTTCCTCGCAGGAAATGGTGAACTTCCAAAAGGGCGACCCCAAGGAAAGCTACGATTTCTACCTGAACTTTGACGTTCAGACCAACGACCCGGAGCAGATGGAAGGCAAGATGAAGGGCATTGCGCAGATCGTGAACACGTTTGACCGCAACGGCCAGACGGACTTCGCGGAACTGCTTTCTTGGGCGCTTTCAGCCTACGATCCCGCCCTTGCCGAGCGCGTTATTCAGCCAAAAGAAGCCGCCACCCAAAAGGCCGTCGAAGAGTATCAGACGCTCTTTGCCAAGGCGTTTGCCGGCGTGGACGTGGACTACAAGGAGGGTATGCCCGCCGAATTGGGCCTCCAGGTGCTCCAAGGCTACTTGCAAGCCCCCGACGTTCAGCAACGGGCACAGGGCGACGAGAATTTCCGTGGCCGCCTAGAGAAGCTGCAAAAGCAGATGCAGTTCCAGATTACGCAGCGAGAAAACGCCCAAATCGGACGCTTGGGAGCGTAATATAAAAACTTTTATATTATGAACCCACGCGCCGAAATCGCCCAGCAACGGGCCTACGCCCTGCAAGAGTCCATGCGCCAACTCGTGCCTGACACCCGTTTCCGGGCGTTCATGGCCGAGGTTGAGCGCATGAAGAACGAGGCCGTCCGGGATGCCTGCCGGGCTACCGACCACGCCGACCGCGATACCGCCCTTGGCTCTGTCCGCACCTACGTTGAGCTTCTGGACTTCTACGCCGAAGCGGGTGGGGACGTGACCCTTGACTGATTCATTAGCGGCACTTATACGCTTCATCACGGTTACTAATGACCGGATGCTAGGAACGACAGGACGGTTTCTTGGAAACCTTAAACCATGCTGATAGAAAATAACGAGGTAACTTCGCAACCAGCGCCGGCAACGGCTCAAACCAGCGATGAAGGCAGAGGCAAAAACGTCACCGCGTCGAAAATGGCGGAAATGCTCTTACGGACGGCAACCCCGGCCAAAGACACGTCAACAGTCGCACCCGCGAGTAGCGAACCTAACAAGCCTCAAGAAGAAGCGACTCAAAACGCAGATTCGGGATCACCCGCCGAGGCCAGCCCGCAACCGGACCAAAACACAGCGCCGGAAGCACCTGTAACCGAAGCCGAGCCCGAGGTTCTTTCTCAGGACTCAGAACAGCTACCCCCCGACCTTCAAGAGAAGATCGACAAGCGTATCGGTAAGGAAGTCGCCAAGCGTAAGACCTTGGAAGACCAACTCGCCATTCAGCGGGAGGAATTGGAAAAGCTCAAAGCCGCAGTCGCCCAGCCGCAGGAAGCGCCATCACAAGCCGCCCCTACGGTCATCGACCCCAGCCAGCCTCTTTCGCACATCGGGACGGTTGACGCCCTGAATGCGGAGCACAAGCAGGCCAAGTCGATTATCCGGGCCTCCGAGGAACTTCTGGATCAGTTTGATTCAGGCGTGGACTCGGTGGAATACGGCGGCCAGACGTTCACGAAAGCCCAGGTAAAACAGGCTCTCCGCAACGCCAAGCTAGTAGTTGAGGAACAGGTTCCCCAACGCTACCAATTCCTGCAAGCCCGCGACGGTTGGAAGGCCAAGGCCGTTGAGGAGTTCCCATTCCTCAAAGACCGCACGACCAAGGAATATCAGATGGTCGAGCAGGCCCGCCGCAACTATCCGATTATCGCCTCCCTCCCGGATGCCGATTACGTCCTCGGTCTCGCGGTTGAAGGCATCAAGGCCATTGAGGCCCGCAAGGCGGCCAAACCAGCGGCCAAAACCGCTGCCAAAGCCCCGGCGAGCCAAGTTGCGACTTCTGCAACCTCTACGCGAGCCCGCGTGGCCGACGACAGTATCCAACGCGAACAGGTGGGTCGGGAAGTAGCTGCCATCAAGTCTCAGAAAAGGAATCTCAGCACGAACGATGTGACCGCGATTCTGCTCAAGCAATCAACCCTTAGACCTCGTTAAACTACCATGGCCCAAGCCGCCTCATACAACGTCGCCGGTGTCCGCGAAGACCTCACGGATTTCCTGACGATCCTCGAACCCGAGGATACGCCCATTCTTTCTTCGATCTCCAAGACGAAGAAACCCACCAACGCCTACCAGGAGTGGCAAGTCGATAACCTTTCTGCCCCCGCCTTTGCCGGCGTCGTTGAAGGCCAGGACATTTCCAGCTTTGACAACAAGGCCGCCAACCGCGCCCGCATCGGCAACTACAACCAGATCTTCCAGCGTTCGTGGGCTGTTTCGCAGCTCCAGGACTTGCAGGATGTGGCCGGCGTTGCCTCCGAAGTCGCCAACAGCAAAGCGAAGGCGATGCGCGAGATGAAGCGCGACATCGAATCCGCCATTGCCTCCGACAACGACATGCAGGCGACCGATGGTGCCGTGGCCTACAAGCTGCGCGGCCTTGGCGAGTGGATCAAAGCCACCGCTCAGACCACCAACCCGGTCCCCGCGTCCTATCGCACCCCGTCTGCCAGCATCAACACGACCGCGACTGCCTCGCTGACCGAAGACAACTTCAACGCTGTTTTCCAAGGCATCTACGAGCAGAACGGCGGCAAGCGTTCCTACACGCTGTTTGCCGGTCCCTCGCTCAAGCGTGCGATCAGCAGGTTCCAGCGTTACGAAGGCGCGAGCGGCACGACCAAGACCTACATGGTCTCGCAGGACGCGACCGAGAACGCCATCGACCTCAACGTGGAAATCTACCGTGGCGACTTCCACGATGTTTCCATCATCCCGACCCTGTTCAACGGCGTTGTTTCCGGCGATACCTCCATCACCAACCAACGCAAAGCGCGTGGTTACGTCATCGACCCCGAGTTGGTCGGCGTCGGCTACATGAAGGGCATCGAGGGCAACGAACTCCCGAACCAAGGCGGCGGTCGCCGTGGTTACGTCGAGGCCATCCTGACCCTCGTGGTCAAGAATCCTCTCGGTCTCGGTAAATTCAGCGCCACCTCGTAATTGCAACCCATAGGAGACCCTAACAATGGCTAATTATCCTGTCACCCTCAACAAAACCTACGCTGTTCCGCTTCTTGAACCGGAGCGTGCGGCTGGTTTCACCCACAAGTTCACGATTCCGTTCAGCACCGTTGCCGTTTCTACGGCCACGACCGCCACGGACACCGTGACCGTTACCCTCTGCTCCACCCCGGCGTTCTTCGCCGTTAAGAGCGGCTTGGGCATCGTTCGGACCGCCTTCGCCGGCACGACCGCTCTCACCGTCACGGTGGGCACGGCTGGTTCTGCGGCTGCGATCCTCCCGTCCACGACTGTCCTTTCGGGCAGCGTGATTCAACCCACGACCGGCTTCGGCAACGTTGTCACCCCTGGCAGCACGTTCGCTACCGCCGCCACGACCCTTGTGGCCGTGTTCACCAACGCCACTGGCGGCAGCCCGTCTGCCCTCACGGCGGGTTCCTTGGACGTTTACCTGTCCCTGTTGGACCTGAGCAAGATCGGCTAACCCCGATAGGTGGGCAGTCCCGGGAAACCGTGGCTGCCCACCACCTTCTTTTTCCATGTCCGAACTGCTGGTCACAGATATTGCAGGCAACTTTGGGGGTGATTTCCTCAAGAACGTTGAATGGGAGCTACGGCAGGAAGTGCCGAAGGAAAAGCTACGCCATTTTGAAGACGCCGCCAAGACCGCAGCCGTAGAGCGCAAGCTGGGTATCCCCAGCGATGCCAAGTTGAAGATCGAGGGGATTGGACAGCGAAAGCTCCATATCCCGATGCGGACCTTTTTCCGCTGGAACCGCGAATATCCTGGCTGCTGGCAGAACAAGGAGTTCGTGGACGAATTTTACCGGGACAACCCCGAGTGCAGGAACTAAATCATGCGCGTAGGCCATTATAGCGATTACCTAGTCCGGGTGGCCGGGATTTGCGGGATCACCGCAGGTTCGTTGCTGGACGAGGAGAAGACGCAGTTCAACGGCTGGTTCACCAAGCACGCGAACTCCATTTGGGATCAATACCCGTGGCCGTCCACGACCGTTTGCGAATCGCGCACGCCCAATTCCAGCTACGTCATTGAATACGATCAGACCGGGCAGAACGTCATTGATACCGTCCTTGAGGTTTACGACGGCAGCCCCTACCTCGCCAACCCATCCGGGCGCATCCCGTGGACGCTCACGGCAGACGGCATCCAACTGATCGGCCAGACCACGGTTACCGGCGTTTGGGTTTACTACCGCAAGCAATGCCCGGAGTTCACCGGGGCCGATTACAGCGCCTCGGCAACCTACGCTGCCGGCGATTCCATGTATTACACGGATGCGGCGGGCAAGGGGAACTACTACGTGTGCGCCTCTGCGACGACTGCCGGGCAGAACCCGGACAGCAACGCCTCCAAGTGGACGCGGCAGGAACTCCCCTACGATTTCTTGGAATACGTCATCCACTCGTCCTACGCCGATTGGCTCCGCAGCGACGGGCAGAACGACAAGGCGGCGCAAGCCGATGCCTACGCCATGGATCTCCAAATGACGCAGACCGAGAAGGTCGAGCGCCAGCAACGCTTCGTGCCCCCGCTAGTCGTCCAAACCCACCTCACCAGCCGCCCCCTGATTTAACATGAGCTACGATCTAAACAATCTCTACACCAAGCCCGCGATGGACAACGCCAATGCGTTCATTGCCGACCAGCGCCTTACCGTGGATGCCACGGCGGGCGGCCTGCAATTCACGGCCTACACCCAAGCGGGCGTCACCCTCGTTGACCTGGATATTCAGGACGCCGACGTGATGGTGACGTTTGACGATTCCGCCCCGACCAGCACCAACGGCCACCGGCTCTACGTCGGCAAGTCCTATACGTGGGCCGTCACGCGCTTCAACGAAGCCAAGTTCATCCGGCAAGGTAGCACCTCTGCCGCCATCCACGCCAGCCCGTCCTCCGTCTAACCGTGCCAATCGGCTCCCTATACACCGACCTCTCTGGCTCGCTGGGGTGCGCCCGGGGCACGCTGTTTTCCAGCGACGACGACGAGATTAACGACCTGCGCTCGGAGGCCAACCTTGCCGCATGGTATGACGCGAGCAACAGCGCGAACCTGACCGTGGACAGCGTTGGTAGGGTGAGCCAATGGAACGATACGTCCACGTTTGCCTCGCGGCATCTCTTGCAGGGCACAGCCGGTTCGCAGCCCATCTACCTGCCGTGGAGCGGCAGCAACTACGGCTACTGCCCCGGCGTGGCGGGAAATTATTTCAGCACGCCGGATAGCGCCGCGGTGAGCGTGACGGGCGATATTGATTTGCGGGTGTCAATGACGCTTGTTAATTGGACGCCGACAGGATCTGCGTATCAGGTTCCAATCGCCAAACGAGCCACCGGATGTTACCAATTTGCCGTGTTGCCTGCGGCCGATCCTGGCGTGGGCGCGGGTTCGCTCCGCCTTAATTGGTGGGATAGTGGCGGAATTTTGAGGCAGGCCGACAGCACGGCAATAGTGGGGGCTGCCAACAACAGCAACAAATGGATACGTGTTACGCTAGACGTGGACAACGGCTCCTCTGGAAATACCGTGACGTTTTTCACATCCGATGACGGCATCTCGTGGGCGCAACTTGGCTCTCCGGTTGTTCAGGCATTTGTCACAACGATCCGCGACAACACGGATAACGTATGGGTGGGGTGGGATAGCTC